GTTGGACCAAAGGACCCGACACAGGCGTATACAACAACCGACGATGACGCAGTGACAACCAAAATGCGTTTACAAGAAAACTTCAGCGGGGATGACTCCGGTGGAGTGGCTGTCATGACCAACGCGTTCGAGCTTCAGCGTGTCGGTTTCTCTCCAAAAGACATGGCGCTTGATGATGTCCGGCGCAAGCCAGAAGAACGCATTTGTGCAGCTCTCGGACTCAATCCATTGGTATTGCATCTCGGCTCCGGTCTAGAGCGTTCGACCTATAGCAACCTTCAGCAGGCAACTAGATCAGCGTGGACCGATGGCATGATTCCGTTATACCGTCGTATCGCCGAAGTGCTGACACAGAATCTTTTGCCTGACTACCCAGAGACACAGCCGGGCGATTATTTGGAGTTCGACACGTCAGACATTCCTGCGCTTGCGTCGGATTTGACTGCCGAAGCCGAGCGTGCTGAGCGCCTGTATAAAGCAGGCATCATTGACCGTGCAACCGCAAAGCGCATCAGCGGTGTCGTGACGGTTCCGGAAGATGAGGGCCTGTACTTTGGGGATGTTCCTGCACAACTGCAACCACCTGCTGGCGGTGTATCCACCGTTCCTGCCGGTCGAACCCCTGACGACATTAACAAGTTGGTTGGTAGTGCTGGCGCTCTCATCCGTGCTGGTTTTGCCCCTGAAGCCGCATTGCAAGCCGTAGGGATTGACCCGATTCAACATCTTGGACTTTTGCCGGTCACAGTTCGTGAAGAAAGCAAGAGCGCACAGACATACATTCCTAACGCCGGCATGAAGGAAGCGGCCAGACGCGCACTCGCCTGGAAAGACGAAGGCAAGGCTGGTGGAACTCGCGTCGGTCTCGCAAGGGCGAACCAGATCGCGAACGGAGACAACCTGTCGGAAGACACAGTGCTGAGGATGCATTCGTTCTTTTCACGCCACGAAGTGGATAAACAGGCGCAGGGATTCAGCGCTGGTGAACCGGGATATCCTTCACCTGGTCGTGTAGCGTGGGACCTTTGGGGCGGTGATGCTGGCTATTCCTGGGCGACTGCCAAGCGCAACGCAATCAACAGCCCAACCAAGATGTACTTGTATGGCGATGAAGACTTCAGCGCCGAAGACATCCTGCGCCTACATCACCAGATTCACGATGACCGACAGTTCGCTGACTGGTTGGCGTCAAAGCGTATCGAGATTCTGTCAAAATACATTAAGCCATCGATCAAGTCTGACACGCATCCGCTCTATGGGTATCCTGTCTGATGCCATCACTTTATGATGTCGCAAAGGATTTCAGGCTCCGCTTGCTGGACCGTGAAGCAGCTGCGGTTGCTGATATGGACAGGGCATACAAGCGTGCCACAGGCGAAACATTGCGACGGTTGCAGATTGTGGCAGACCGCATCGCCGAAGCTGAACAGGCTGGCGAAGACACTGCCACATTGCGCGACTTGACTTCACGTCTGATGAAGATTCAGGAACAACTGCAAGATGAACTGAAGCGATGGGGACCTGAAGCCGCAAGTATTGCCACACGCGCACAAAGTGAAGCCGTGGATGTAACATCGCAGATGCTTTTACCGATGGCTACAGCTGCAAGCAACGCACCAAGCGAAGCGGCGATGTCAACCGTGTGGAACCGTTTCGACCCGATGGCAGTCGAGCAACTTATCGGTTTTGCTTCCGACGGTTCGCCACTGGACGAACTTTTCCAGGCAATCGGTCCAGACATGAAGCAGATGCTGGCAAATGCCATCATTCAGGGTGATCACAACACTGTGCTTGCAAGACGCATGGTGTCGGCATACAGCGACCTAACACCAGCTCGTGCAAAAACCATCGCACGAACCGAGATGCTCCGAGCATCACGCGAAGCCCAGCGACAGTCATTCCTGGCTAACTCTGATATCGTGCATGGCTGGATGCGTGCCAGTGCGGGTGACCATAACGTCTGCCCGGCATGCTGGGCGCTCCACGGTACGCATCAAGACCTTGCGGCAATCGTTCCTACCCATCCAAACTGTAGATGTACCGTGGTGCCGATTATGGACCCGTGGGAAGGTCAGACGACTGGAGACTTGATACCAAACGCAGAGACAACCTTTGCAAGACTATCGCCAGAAAGACAAATGGAGGCACTTGGACGTGGCAGATACCTGCTGTACAAAACCGGAACTCCACTCAGCGCTTTTGGACGTGTAGTGGATAATGAACGGTGGGGGCCAATAGCAGAGGTAGTGCCACTGCGGGAGTTGATAAACGCATGAACGATTTGATGTATTTTGGCGATTCAGTCAAAGCTGAACCAGACGGCAAGGTCCGTGGATACTTGGTGCGCTTTGGCGGTGAAGATCTAGTTGGTGATTACTTCACTCCACAGACTGACTTCGGGCGTCCACTGGTCAAAGGCGCCGGGTTCGCGCTCAACCTTTATTACCATCATGGTGCTGACCCGCTTATCGGTAAGACGTGTATTGGCACTGGCGTGGTCAAAATGGATGACCGTGGACTGTGGATGGAATCACAGATTGACCTCGCGAACGAATACGGGGCAATGGTGGCGAAACTTGGAAAACGAGCACAACTCGGCTACAGTTCCGGCGCAGCTGGACACCTTGTGGAGCGCAAGGCTGTTGGCTCTCGCCAAGAGATTACGCGATGGTGTATCGGCGAAGCAAGCATCACCCCAACACCTTGTGAACCCCTCAACACCGTCAAGTCAATGATGGACACAGCTGCATGCAAGCCCATCAAAGAGATGATGGATGGCGAGGAAGAGGATGACGATGAAGAAGAGAATCCGATGGAAGAGGAAGCGCCAGTGATCGGCGATGAATCCTCCCCGGATGCATTCGCTTCAAGCGTTTATGGTGGCATGCAAGCAAACATGGTTCATGAGGGATTTGAGTTCCTCTGGGCAAAACTTTGCGATGGCATGCTCCAAGTGTACGTGGATGGTTTACCAAAGGAATACCTGCTTGCGCTGGTCGATGGATTTGCGCAACGTGGCAAGAACCTTGTACAAACTGTTGACGCAGTGGCATCTGCTGAAGTCAAGTCCATTGAGGCGAAGACAAAGCAACCACGAACAGTTCGGGAGCTAGAGCATCGGCTGAGGGATTCGCTGGTGTTGACCAGGAGTGAGTCGGTGAGACTCGCCAAGTCCGTGTGGGAAAGTCTACGGGATGTAGCCACTCCAACCGACACGCATGAACAGCCAAAGGCTGACGTTACAGAACTTGAAAAAGCGAGAATCCTCGCACAGATCATGATGATGGAGATTGAAAGTGAAGATTGAATCCCTGAAACAGCGACAGTCTGACAGTATCGCTGCACTCAAAGAACTTCTGGCCCTTGACTCGCCAGACATGAACGAAGTCAACCGCCTGAACGACGAAGTGAAGTCCATCACGGACCGCATCAACATCGCTCGTTCTGTCGCACAGTTCCAGCCAGAACCTGAAGATGAGTTCCAGACCGAACCACAGGTGAAGGCATGGGAGCGCCAGGCAATCGGTGCTGGTCCAGACCTCCGCGCTTTTGCTGGCCGTGACAACAACGAAAAGGCATACAACGCCTATGCGTTCGGGCAGTGGATGCGTGCAACCGCACTCAAGTCTGCATCTGCTCGCAAGTGGTGCCAAGACCATGGCGTCATCAAAGCAGCTGATATCAAGGCGATGAACGAGGGCACAGGTAGTGCTGGTGGTTTCGCTGTTCCAACAATCATCAGCGACCAGTTCGTATACCTCCGTGAGCAAGCATCCATCATGCGACAGGATGCACGCAAGTACACGATGTCATCGAACGCATTGAACGTGCCTGTAATCTCCGGATCTGTCACAGCTGTATGGGGCGCAGAAAACACTGCGATCACTGCTTCCGACTTGACGGTTGCGTCGGTTGCATTGTCTGCCAAGAAACTGACCGCGCTGTCCATCATGTCTAGCGAACTCAACGAGGACGCTGTCGTGAACTTTGCAAGCATCCTTGCGATGGACATGGCAAACAAGCTTGGCCACGAAGAAGACCGCGTCTGCTTCA